CGGAAAGATTCGAAAGTGTTGCAGTTCTTCCCTTTTGCGGCCAAGAACTGGGTTTCCGTCAACCGGTCAGTTGTTACGCCGGCCAGTTTCTTGTTCGCCCACGTTTCTCCGCCGGGCAGCACAGCAAAACACCGGGCCATACAGGCAATCTCCGGAAAATCTGTTGCTGCATCCTTATGGTAAAAGCCGAACGTGCGATAGTAGTTGTTTTCTTTGAGCAGATACGGCGTGTCACTGGTGCTAGATGCCGAGACGGCTCCGGCCTCTGCCACTGCATAACCAAACAACTTGATTTCAGACTCGGTCCATGCCGCAGCTGCTTGGATATCGGCAGAAACACGGCTGGTAATTCCGAAACCGTACCATGCCTTATCCTCGGCGTTGATTGCGGTCATGTCTTTGGCGATCGTATCGGCTGCGGTTACCTCTTTGACCGACATGCTTGCAGGAAGCACCACTGCAAAGGCTGTACCTGCAATTTTGTTGGTCAATACCAGATCGCTACCACTAATGGATGCATCTACCGGCGAATTGGCATCGGCATCAATAAGGGCCTGCAATCCGGCCGCAATCTCGGCCTTTGTCGCATCGGCATCCGACTCGAAGGTATAGGTAAGTGTGGTGGTGCTACTGTCCGCTGCCAATTTTTGCACGGACATCACATATTCAGCCGTGTTGGACAGATCGTCGATCTGCAACGTTACTGCGTCAACTTGACGCCGCCCGATCTTTATCTGTTTGGGTCTCGGAATTTGACTGAACGCGTCGGCAGCCGCCAAATAAAGCGGATCCGCAGATGCAAATCCATCGCTGATCATAGCACTGGCTGTTGTATAGGTGGAAACTCTCGGCAGGTTAACAATATGCGGCCCGGCAATCAATAGCGTATCAAAAGATACCTTGTTGATTCCGGTGGTCTGCAGGCTGATCTGCACATTGGCAATTCTCGTAATGTCAGCCAATTTTATAACACCCCTTTCATAGATATTTCTACTTTGACAATTGCTTCTTCTGTTGCCGGCGGTTCGATCACCGGTTCTGAAAATTCTCCGGGTACGTCTACGGTCGTAATGTATCCAGGATCGTCGGTAGTCGCTATGCTATACCCGACGATTAAATCAACGTTTGCCCTTTCTTCCCAGCTACGGCCATCGATCAGCTCCGTCAAATCTTGTGGTTCCTCAGCACGGATAAACGCCACTCTTTTGGCTAGACATCGATCAACGATTGTCGGGCGATTTAAAGCCAGCCAAAGAGAATTCATTTTCCCTATTGATCCATTGCCATAGGCGTTGATTGAAAGTGTCGACTCCCGTCGACCAATCACATCTAGGACACCCGTCCCGTCTTTTCTTCTCCGGATTTCATTCCCCACATCTCGCTCCGGTGACAAATTCAATGCAATATATGGATTGGCCGGCTTGGGTGCGTTTTGCTTGTCCCAGATGCATTTTGTATCTGTTAGTTCGGCAATTAGAGGCAAAATAAACGCCTTAATTTCAGCCTTGGTCAATTCGCCTTCACCTCCACTGCCAGCGCTTTGTAGTGCGGGAGTATACCCATTTGATAGCTGTCACAGCCAACAATCTCCCACTGTTTTCCTTGCCACGTCACTTGGTCGGCGTTTTGTCTAGCACCCTGATCTGCCGGCAACAACTGTGACTCTGCGTAGATTTTTACAGCCTTGGAACTGCGACGCCCTTCGGGCAAGGCGTCCATTTCTTCAAGTCGCAGCGGCTGCACGCTCATTCGCACCGACAATTCTGAGGGAACTCCTTCCACCCATACGCCTTCAGCGTCATAATCTCCCTGGCCAGTCCGAGTTACAGTGATCGGTTTGCGAAAACTGCTCATTTATTTTTCCCCTCCCCACGGCCACGGATGATATAGCGAATAGACGACCGCATGCGGCCGGAGTCAATGAGCGGCGTAGCACTTTTCTTGCGCCGGATCGTTGATGGTGCATTCGGTGTAAATGGGCCTGATGCGATTTTTTGTTTTATATCGCCCTCAATGACATTGCCCATCGTATTGAGCATTCCCGCCGCGTCTTTCCGGCCGGTCGCAACCAAATTCAGCTGCGCTTCGGCCTTTTTTTGCCATTCTTTATTTTTCTCATCGAATGTGCTTCGTAAAAATGGCCGCTCCGGGATCTCAATAGTGGACGGGCCAACGTCGTGTTGCATCACGAAGTTGGCCCGTTTTTTCTTGATGAATTTTGAGATGGACGCTGTCTTGGTATCCTTGTCGCGTCTCATCTTGTGATAGGTCAGGATTTTGCGCGCACCCTGCTCGATCGTGCAGCCAAACTCGTGAATAGCGCCCAGGCGGGCGACTGTCATTTTCCCATCATCGGTCATATCACCCGCCTGCAGCCCCACAGCGACTTCCTGCTTTCGCAGCTTGGCCAGTTCTTGCTTGATCCTGAGGTAACCGCGGTCGATGTCCTTGACATAACTTTTGGCCATGCCATCACCCCATACGGGTTACTACGGGCACAATAGCCATCCGCACCAACCGTTTGAACTCTAGCCCGTATGCTGTTCGGTCCAAATTATCTGCAAAACTGCTTGGCGTGGGATTGCGACTATTATCGGTATAGCTGCGGGAGAGATCGCCCTCTTTTTCCGAGGTAATCCTCCCGCCGGTTGCCGCCCCCCCAGTGCTTCCCGAACTGGTAATAACAGCCTGCCATGCAAGCCAGTGAGCTGCCAAATACGCAAGCGCTTGCGGATATAGCTTGCCGAACTTAGATTCACTGACCGTTGGGGCAACGAGTTCAAACACGCCGTTTACCGTAGCATCTGGCTTTGCCGCAAATTCAGGCGCTATCAGTCGGAACGTTTCCAGCGCCGTCATTGCTATTCCTGGTCAGCGGCGTGAATGGCGGCGATGATATCCGTCTTGGATTTTGCGGAACCCAAGTCGATACTTTCTTTGGCCGCAAGCGCCTTCAGCTGAGGCACGGTCATATCCAGCAGAGGATCGACCTCGGGCAATTCCGGCTGATCATCTTCGGTCAGCGTCAAAATCTTTTTTTCAATCTTGGCAACGATACGAGGATGCTCAGCTTCTTTTTCGGTAACCGCCGTGGGCTCGGCGCCGGGAATGAGGTTTTTGCCGCCGATGCAGATAATGCCGACGCTATTGTTTTGCAGATACTTTGCCATGATTTAACACCCCTCTGCCTTGATGATGGACAACGGATAGTAAATGAGCACACCGGCGCAGCGGCTGTGGCACGGAATGACAAATTCCAAGCCTTCGGCTTGCGGCGGGAACTGCTCGAACGGTTGCGGGATTTCCAAGGTCAGCTTGTCCGGGCTTTTCTTGTACATCATGCAGACGTTCGTTCCGTCAGTACCGGCTTTATTTAGTTCAGGAATGACCTCAACCTTTTTGACATAAGGTGAGTTTTTGAGGAAGAATTCCAGTATGGTGGTGTCGGAATTGTCCGATCGGGGACGCGTTGACAAGTCTGCATGGGTTTCATGATCCAGAAGCAGGGTGTCCGGTTGCTCAACTTTCTGGGTCAATTCCAGCATCTTGGCAACCATGCCGTTTAGATCACGCAGTACCTGCGTCGGAGTTTTGTTGATGAATTTGGCGGCATCGTCAGTTCCTGCGGTAACGTCGTTCAACGTGCCATCCGTAGGCAACGTATATTCGGTGATATTGGGGTGACTGATCAGCCCGACCAATCCGTGCTTGTCATCACCGAAATAGGCGATCCGGTTCACTTCCTGGTCGTTTGCACGCCGCACGGCATTTGCCTTACGTTGTTCCAGTGGCTTGCCTGCCATGCGGGCCGCCCGGACGTCCTGAATGGAATAACCGTAACTGGCGCCAATCGACTTCACTTTTGCATGGAATTCTTTCCCCACCAGGTCAACGCGCGGCAGATCAGTCGCATAGTTGCTGATGATCTTGGCAAAGCCAACCGCATCGTACTGTTGGTACGTGATCGTTTCGGCTCCGGATCCCGCTTCGCTCGACACCGGAATATTCTTGGTTGCGGTCAATTCCGGGTATTTCACGTCATATGACTGGGCCTTGACGTGTTCGAGTTCGCGGGCGAAGAATACCGATTCGGCGGCATCAAGACGCTGAGATGCCTGAATCACGGCATAATCTCTTTCGTCATAGCGTTTTTCTTTCATTGTTCAACCCTCCCTTAGTTAAGTTCCACCACGGCGATTCCTGCGCCAGTGGTAGAAGTTTTGAATTTTGCCCCGGCGATGGCCGTTGCAGTGCTGGACACGGTGATGTCAAACCCTTCGCCGACAATGAAGTCTTGCGATCCATCAGCGATTGCGAATTTGATATCGTTGGCAAACGTTGCGCCAACTGCAACGTCACCGAGAACATATCCATCCGGGTCGCTGACGCGGAACGTCCCACCGTTCGATGCCGCAGTAATACAGCGGACGGCATAGACGCCAACTTTTGCGCCGGCAAGAATCGGGGTTGTTGCATTGAGCGTCAATGCGCCGGTATCGGCCGCATTACCGCCAGCCTTGGCAGCACTCGCAGCGGATAGGCCAGCGGACGCAGCCCACTTGCCAGCAGTCGCCCCTGTGTGGATCAGGAACGCCTGCGCATCTTTTGCCACAGCTGCAGTCACAGGAACCCAAACGCGTCCTTTGGTGACGACAGGAACCGTGTCTTCGTCACCAAAAACAACGGGGCCAGCTGCATTTTGTTCTTTGGCCTGCAGCAATGCGATCCCTTTGAATGTGGTCACGACGGCGGCCGGAAGCTTCACCTGATCGTCTGCGGTCCCGCCAACGACGCCGTATCCGGGATAAACACTGTCTGTTTCCACGACAAAGGAATCAATTACTCGCCCTGACAGGTCGTACAGGGTTCCGGCAATGGCCGGGGTCATGTTTGCGTTATAGGTCAATTGCATGATTATTTACCTCCGTTGTCGCCCTTGTAGGCGTTTTTCTGGTCATCGATCATTTTTTGACGCCGCTCCGATGCCGACAACTCATCTGCATCCTGCCGTTGGCCGGGAGGTGCAGCGGCTTTCCTACGCTGATCAGCAATTGCGTCATTGCGCTTATCGGTTTTGGCAAGGTCAAACGCTGCGTCGATGTAAGCCTCTGATTTTCCTGTCGGATCGAACGAGTCACCGCGGACTGCCTTGATGACGGCAACCTTAATTTCCTGATCAGTCATGTCTTCAGCTTTGTCGACTCGGAATCCGGTTGCGGTCTGGATCAGATCAACGCGGGCCTTGACGTTCGCCGCCAGCGTTTCGGCTGCATCATTTCGGACCTTCTCGAGTGCTGCCGGATGGCCGTCAACTTTTGCCTGCAGACCATCTTTCTCGGCGGTTACTGAATCAAGGCGCTTTTGCGCTTCAGTCACTTTACCTTCGGCCTCGTCTGCACGCTTGGTTTCTTTGTTCAGGGCGTTGATTACCTCGGGGGCGGCTTCGTATTCAATGCCGTCCAGTCTGATTTTTGCCATTGGTTTTTCCTCCTCGTTTTCAAAAAATTCATCCCCGTCCAGATTCAGACGGGCAATCCTCCCGGCTTTACCTCGCGGGAGTACCGACAAATGGTTGGTTTCGATGTTTCGCTGCACCCCGTCATATGGTTGGCCGTCTGGTGTTGTCCCCGGAGTTGGGTCGTAGTCAACTCGATATCCAACGGACAACTCTCGATTACTGCCCAATGCTGGCGGATCGTGAATCACAATATCGGCCCGGACGGTTTCCCCGTCCTGCCGTCCTTCGCTAAGAATTGTCCCAACCGATACCTTCCGCGCGTTTTTTGGGGTTACATCGCCTTCCGTCGGATGGCGGACTGTGATCGGCTTGCCTTTGTATGATGCCAAACTGTCGGCGCGGAACACCTCTTCCGGCGGCCGATATTCCCGGCGCATGGATCCGTCCGGATTGCGATAGGCAAACACCCCGCTGCGGGTTAAAATCGGTTGGTCGTGCAAAAAACCGTCTGCATCAATCCTTGCAGACGGTAATGCAACACTGTCGAATCGTGTTACTGCCATTATTCTTTTCACCCCCTTTCGCGGCGTGTTGGAATGCTTATCACACCATCCCCGTATATCCGTATACATTCAATGCGTCCGTGTCGATGATCGGCAAGGCAACGCATCGACATCGAATAGGGTACCCTGGAGGCCCACCGATCGGTGGTGGGTGGATGATTTTACCGTTATATTCCTTCCCTTCGACTCCTGTACCCGACCATGCGAAATATTTCCCTTCCCGTTCTGCGTGGCTTTCTCTCACCCGAGCGTCTTTGCTCGTTGACCATTCGTAGAATTTAATCCCTGCTGTCATCTGGCGGTGTTGGCTAATTAGGCCGTTCAGTCTTCCCACCTGGTCCACGGCGATCAGCTGCGCTCTGCTGTTTGAAACTGCATATAGGTCTTGAATCTCGCCGGCAATCTCATCAGCCATTTTTCCTTCCTGCAATCCCCGTGACGCAATCCCTTGCAGTCGCCCGAAATACTCTGATGGTATCGACTTGATCAACCGAACATTTTCGGCAGTCCACTCGTCAAGCAGCCGGCTCAAGTCTGGTTCGGCGGCAAAAATATCGACTTTTAGCGCTGACTTCAACACGGCCATGAATTCTTGGCGGTTATGGCCGGACAATTGCATGGCAATGCGCTTGGCTTTTGTGATGGCGGCCAGAGTGACTCC